CGCATCTGGGATAAAACCCGGTCACCCATTTCGGTTCTGCTCATTGAGCCACCGAAGTAGGTTACGGGGATAGTGAAGGAAGGAATATACCCCTTGGGTAAGATACCCTCCACTTCACTTCTTCGAACATACCGTTCTTCACGGTGAGGTCCATTCCTCATCGTCAAGAGACGAGCCATGACCTCGTTACTATGAATTTCCATAGTAGAGAGATCGAATAGCACGCCCTGTGCACGAGCCACAGCTCTCATACGACCTTCGTATGAGAGCTGTTTCTTATTTAGCACAGACGGTCCATTAAAAGCTTTAATGGCAACAGCGATCTTCTGCGACACAATGTCCAGAGATGCTACTGTCATAAAGTCGTCTCTAATGTTCTTATGGGTAGCCGTGTACGACACGCTTCCAAAGACAGATAGAGATTCTTCGTTAACCTCTTTAACGACCTCCGCATAACTCAATGAGTGGATGCGAAGATCGTTAAGTTTGATTTCCGAATTCTCGCCGTCGAGAACTATACCCCGGACTTTCCTTGAATTTCCAGAGGTGTTAGCAATCCGTACGGCCTTTTCACTTATGCTGGCAATGCAATGTTGCATTTGGGGGCTTAGTAAGCCCTCAAGGTAAGGTGGAGTGGTAATACCACGTCCACCGTATACTTGCGGAACATAAGTTCGATAATCCTTAAGGTAGGATGTTGGAAACCAACGTCCTAGGCCTAGTTTCTGTAGTAATACTATAGAGTAGACCCAATGCAAATCTGCCGCTTGCCAAGATAGTATCTCGGTAAGCGCTTTTGCTTTGCCCGGAAAAGGATTTGTTTCCTCGAACACTTCTGGTCCTGTTTTCCGCCTATCAGACAGGAAACGGATCGGTATGTGGTCGAGTTTAAACTTCGGAAGCTGGACACCCGCCTTCGCCATCACATCTTGTTGACGAATTGCGTAGCGTGGTCCTGGTTTCGGAAGTAGAAGAAAGTCTTGGCAATAGTGCGCTCCCACGTTGGAGATGCAATATTTATCCCAAGAGATAACCCCAGACCAGGCCTCCAAAACTTTTGGAATCTGAGAGAGGTAGCTATACTTTCCAACACCAATATGGTCATCCCCAGCGCACGCATATATGTGGCGCTTGCGACGACTTAAATGGTAATCTCTTAAGCTGGGATTGATTGTTAGAGAACTTGCTCTAGCAGATCTTTCCGCAGCGATAGAGAATAAAGATAACATCATCTTAGTCAGTGGTTCTCCCATGAGAAGACCACGCTTAGTGATAAATCCAGTGTAAGTATCTCCTTTGTAAGTGATCTCACCCTTGGTGAATCCTTCTTCGGCAGAATACTTTCTAAAGATCTTAACGTTCCGTACAACCCCTTTCTTCATGAAGGAAGAGGGTTTGTCTAGCAGTAGCCTAGCGGAAGCATTAAGTTCTATTGCAGCATCTAAGTATTTCCTTTCGGGTCCGGTAATACCGACTCCGTCAAGAAAGCTTTTCATTGCTGTTACGCCCATGTCATGTTCCAAATAATCTGTCGCAGCCGTCAGATCAGAGGTCGATATGCATTCGGCGTCGAGGGAGTTCCACTTGT